TCAGCTCATCGTCCATGAAAGTGCCGATTGGATTCATGAACATGTGGGTGCTATATCGGAAGAAGCCAGGGAAGATCTGCTGAAACACTTTACGTAACGCATTATTGGCCTTTTTCTCTGGTGACTTTAATATGTACGTATAGGAGAAAGACATGGAACGAATACTCAAGACGATCAATGAAGAGTTACAAATCCTGGGTCAAGAACATCACGATAGTATTGTGGATCAGGCCTGGGAAGATATGATGATGGAATATTGGCAACATGAGATGGATAGGTGGGGTGCATATAGCTATGAATGACTTACATGTGGCGATCGCGATGGCATTAATGAGTTTGGCATTGTTTATCATGATAGGAATGGGAGTGATAGTGTGAGAATCGTGACTGATCTAGGCTTGGTAAGGGTGGTATCGGGTGGAAATCCGTTCAAGGATGCTTACGATATCGTGGTAGAACAAAGATTGCATAGTAATCATGCATGGATGTTTTATCAAGGATTCAATAGTCTGAGTGATGACTATGCGTATACGAATGCTAAGGAATGTGCATTTAGATTGGTCAAGCAGATGGCAGAGGAGATAGCTGAACGCTTTTAGCTGTAGGCTTTTAGCTGAACGCTTTTAGCTGAACGCTTTTAGCTGAACGCTTTTAGCTGTAGGCTTTTAGCTGAACGCTTTTAGCTGAACGCTTTTAGCTGTAGGCTATCGGTAGATAGCTGAACGCTATCACTGTTAGCTTTAGTATTCATAAGGTTATATGATTAATCATCGTTATTAATTATAGAATTTGTAGATGATGTAGGAAATAGTTATTCTACATTGATAGGGAAATGGGTCAGGAAAATCGGTAAAATTTTAGTACAAACATGCAGAAATTTGCAGTATTTTCACACATTTTCACTGGGCCAAACAGGTTTTTCACACACTTTTACCCATACGGGCTGCTCCGGTAATTTTCCTATAAAAATCAATGATTTAGCGGGTTACGGCGTAAAGTTGCACTTTTTACTGGTCCCCCTATCATGATACGTATGATGAATGAAACAACGGAGAAGCAGGTATGAAATCCATATACAAAGGTGCTGAATACTTTGTGATCAGCACCCAAGGTGACATAATCGAACTGGCACCCACAGCACACGGTGCAGGGTCTTTTATTGTTCATAAGGACTTTGTAGTTGAAGAGGCTATGGCCACACCAATCACAGAGAAGCAGTTCCAAGAATGGATCGCAAAGACCTGGCAAGAATGCCAAAAGCGAGCTTGGCAGGAATAACCCTACAGGTTGACAGACCACAATCTTTTTGCTATTATACGAACATGACAAACACACACCCAGGACACACCATGAAAGAAGACAGCACCGTAGCAAACACCGCCATCGCCGCCGAACTCGACCGTCGCCAGCACCATATGAATACCTTCGGTATGCCTAAGGTCGACCTGGATCACCTGGTCGGCATGCATTCATCGCCGGCTCAGTTGGCCGCCAGCATGATGTCTGACATCCACGAACTCCTCAAGTTCCCTGCCACCCAGATCCGTGATATTAGGATTGGTCAGTTGTTGAATTGTGCCAAGTACGCCATGTTCGAAGACATGGCCAGGACCGGTCGATAAGAATGATTCTTAATTACAAAGCCAAGTTAGATCATTACAATGCCTGGCTCATGGACCCAACCCGGGAACTCACGTCGATCTACCCCGGGTTTGATAAGTCCAATGAAATCAATGAGTTAGGTACCCATACCAGTCGTACGGACATTAAACCCAATAAAATCAAAGAGTTAGCAGACCGTAACAAACCAGTGGCATGTTCTACTGGTGCGCCTACAATGTATACATCAGTTGAGAACACACACATCACTTCACAAGGAAACAGTATGAAAAAAGAAACCAATCTTCAGCGTGCCACCGACCTCGTTCGTATTGGCCTCGATGCCGGCGTTCGTAAGGGCGACATGATTCAATCGATTCAGGATGCGTTGAATGTGACGCGTGCTAACGCTTTTGTATACTTTACCAAGGCTACCAAAGCCCTGGGCACCAAGATCACCGTCGATCGCGATCAGCAAAAGCAGGATCAAGCCGATGCCAACGCCATGGGTGTTCGTGTAGGAACGGCACTTCCCCGTAAGGCTCGCAAGGTCAATCCCGTGACGGAGACGTCCCCGGCTAAGGCTGCCGCCAAGATCGCCGAGATCGATGCTGTGATTGCCGGTCTTCGTCAGTCTGGTGCAGTAGTTTCGCCGTTTGCTGGATTGGGTCAGTAATAACCGTACGGTTGCGTCAGGTACTAGTTGGGCCTATAATAGACTGATCAGTTAAGACATTCAGGAAGATTCAATGATTCAGTTCGAACACGGTAAATTCGTCGGTTACGTTAACGGTAAGGCTGTCGTGAAGTCCACCTCAGAGTACTACGTCAAGCGTAAAGTGGCTGAGATGTCATCGGTTGATCCCGCCTATAAGGCTCCAACATCGGTGTCGTCGTTTGGCATCAACACCCGTTTTTCGTTCCTCGAACAGATGGTTTCTATGGTAGCCGATGGTACGATGGCCTCGTGTGTGATCACCGGTGAAGGCGGTCTAGGTAAATCTTACACTGTTCTCAAAAGTCTGGAGACCGCCGGTTTCACCAACATCACCGATCTTGCTCAGTTCCAGGTAGGTACCAAGATCAATCTGTCCAAGTCCTATCGTGTGATCAAGGGCTTCAGTACGGCCAAGGGTCTGTATCGTACGTTGTTTGAATCCAATGGCATGACTATTGTGTTTGATGATTGTGACTCGATCCTCAAAGACGATGTAGCCCGGAACCTCCTCAAGGGTGCCTTAGATAGCTATTCCAAGCGCTACATCTCCTGGATGGCCGATATGCGTGATGAGGATCTACCTAAGTCGTTTGAGTTTACTGGTCGTGTGATCTTTGTCAGCAATATGCCGATGGAGAAGATTGACCAGGCCATTAGAACGCGTTCGATGTGCGTGGACCTGAGCATGACCGAAGATCAGAAGATCGAACGTATGGAAGTGATTGCTTTATCCGATGAGTTCTTACCTGATGTGTCGGATGTGGCTAAGACAGCTGCTCTTACCTTCCTGAAATCCAATACAGGAATGATACCGAATCTTTCTCTGAGAAGCTTGATTCAGGTAGCTAAGATCGCCGCCAGAGGCGGTCAGTGGCAAGATCTAGCCAAATACGTCCTGACTCAGGGTTCGTAGGACCTGGCAGGGTTCGTAGGACCTGGCAGGGTTCGTAGCACGTACAGGGGGAGTGGCGAGTACCGCCTACTCTTAAACAACCATCGATGGTGCCCCTGAGTATAGGAACTAATGTGATAGGTTTTATAGTGATATAGACTAGTGTGTCAAAGAATTCAAAAAAAGTATAGTTACGCTATATAACCCAGTTTCAGGCCAGTAACGTTCTTTATAAATAAAAATTTTCCCGCGCGCCAAAAAGAGCTAAACAGAGCTAAAGCTAAACAGAGCTAAAGCTAAACAGAGCTAAAGCTAAACAGAGCTAAAGCTAAACAGAGCTAGTGCTAAACAGAGCTAAAGCTAAACAGAGAGCCGTACAAAAAAATTTTCCCGCGCGCCAAGTTCTTTCTAAGCCAAGTTCTTTCTAAGCCAAGTTCTTTCTAAGCCAAGTTCTTTCTAACATACATACATCATGAGATACATACTAGGTACTATCTTACTATTATTTCTCTTTTATGGTGAACCTGATCTATTTGACCTTCTTCTCATGCATGCCTATCTAGCGTTAGGTGTAGAAAATATCGTCGTTCATCGTTTAATATGCACATAAGGAGTCTACATGTATTCTATCGAACAACTAGCCAAAAAACACCTATATACTGTACCTGGTGAACCGTTTTGGGAAGCCGCCGGGTATGAAGAACTCATTCGTGAGGTCATTGAGCTATGTTGTTCCAAAGTGGATCATATTCATTCACATGGGCAATCTATCGGTGTTATGATTCGTCAACAATTTCGAGCTTAATATGTTAAATCATTCAGATTTGATCAAAGACTCGTTTAGTTCTGCTGGATTACGGAACGAACCTCTACTTTCATCTATGTGTATCGATAATTTTTTTGACGACCCGTATGATATACGTAAGTTTGCTTTAGAACAGAATTTTAAGTTCTGTACGGTAGGTAATTGGCCGGGGGAGAGAACGGATCCTTTACCGGATACTGCTCGACCCTTCATGGACTATCTAATGAATTTACTAGTTAAGACAGGTAGAATAACCTACTCACAGAGTCTCGGTAAGAAAAAGGTTGATATTACAGCTAGTTTTCAGATCATGCGCCCGTTCGATGATCAGGTCGACTCGATTCTTAATCGAGGCTTTATTCATCATGACTATACCATGACTAAACTAGGCCAGATACATTTAACCGGCATTGTTTTTTTGAATGAGCATGCTAGAGCCGAATGCGGAACCTCCTTATTCCAGGTTAAACCGAGTATAGAATCCGTATATACCGCAGTAGATATTAAAAGACCGTACTATTTAAATCATCAACGAAAAAAAATAGAAGGTTTTGATCAAAAATTAGCCAGGCATTTTGATCAATTTACTGAAACCCAGACATTTAACCATCGGTTTAATCGCATGATTGCCTTTGATTCAAGATATTGGCATGGGGTAACTAGCATTCATACCGGGCAACCGGAAGGACGACTGACGCTGGTGTTTTTTATGTCGATCACATGAGTTATAAACTTAAAAAAATACCGGATTCTTATGGATCAGAATCCTTTATTCTTAGTTCTACCATGCCCGATGATATCGTAGAAGAATTTTTAAATACCAGGCATATGAAACATCTGTATAGACCCTCTAATGCAGATTTTAGAGGCTATACTATCCTGGGATCACAACTTCTAGACCCCTCTCTAGTAACCAGGTATACCCAGGCCCTGGAATGGCTGTTTTTACAGTACTGCCGATTGTACCCCTACACACTTCCAACAAAAAAATCGGTAGGCTATATTAGAAGTAGTACTCCATTTAATGTACAACATTACGAACCTGGTAAATATTATAGTAGATGGCATCCTGAAACGCACGGACCGGAGGATAACAAGTTTTTACGAGCTTTTGTCTTTATGACCTATCTGAATACTGTGCAGGAAGGTGGGGAAACTGAGTTTTTATACCAAAAAATTAAAGTTAAACCTAAACGCGGCCTTACTTTGGTGTGGCCGGCGGGTATAACACACATTCATCGTGGTTGTCCGGCGCCGGTAGAGGAAAAAATGATTGTAACCGGCTGGTTTATCTATCCGTTTCGTTTAATATTTGAAAAACCGGGTAAAAAACCAGCTGAAACCCCCGATACTAACTCGGATTTACAGTTGACACTCCCGTTCTAGGACGGAAAGGGGGAGATAGAGGCTTGAAAAAGTTTCTTAACTCCAAAGTCTTTTGATAATACTGCACCACACGCTCTTCCACATCCTGTTGGTGTGGAAAAATCAGTCCCGACCACGGACACTGTATAAGATTGTGTATTATAGCTTGATTCTTTATTAAGTCAGAATGTTTAAACATTAGTCTGAAGAGGGGAAGATACCCACCATACCCCTCCCAGGTAAAATTAGATACGTTGTAGACAGACTTACCTAAAAGCACACCAGAAAATGCCATTTCAGATGCCGATGTGGTGTAAACTTCATCACATTGCTGTAATAACTTAAACCCGGATAACTCTCTTGGAATAATTTTATTCCACCCATAACGTTTGGCTATATTTTCGACAATATCTTCCAAAGTAAGAGGGTGTAACTTAATATAAATGTCGTCATGTTCAAAAATAAGCCTGGAAATGATCTCCTCACTGGCTACGTTAAGAAGATTATGCCCGGGCATAAATACAATCCTTCTTGCTCGAGTCCATTCTCCCAGATCACCGTTCAATAAGTACTTATCACCCAGTTCTTCTCCTAATACTGAATGTAATTGTTCGGGGAGAAGACTGGGGTGTGACGTTTCGGACGCCGCTTGTAGTAATCTACAATTAATTTCCTGACACTGGGTGTGTACCCAGACCCCCCCTAAAAATTCAGTGTATGTGTATTCGGAGAATTTTAAATCCGTCAACATCCCATTGAGAGACTGAACATCATAGGAGATAGGGTATGGGGAGTGTTTACGAATGAGAGGCTCTACACTTTCCGCCCACGAATTACGCATCGAGCGGGTAACTAATGCTCCCAGTTTTTCTGTCTGAGCGGTTTGATCACTCATCAATTGCTTGGCAAATTTCATAATGTATTCCAAAAAAAAATTAAGTTTCTCTACCCCATTTTCCTATAGGGCAGGACACACTTTTTATTCTAACTTTAGCTGGCATGAAGCATCCACACTGCCGGCAGAAATTAAGTGCATTTAATTCGGGGCAAGCTTTACAGGTTTCAATTCTAATAGCTATAGCAGCCCGCGGATCTTTTGGCTCTACGGCCACTTCAGAAGGTACCGGGGGCCTATGCCTGACTAATACATTACCATCTTCTTTCATAGGCGTATACAAATCTATAACCGTAGTTTTTTTGTAATTAATATCGTCTAGGCTAACACGGTGAGATGCGTTAGCCCAGGGTGGTGCAGGTTGCTCGGATAAAGGCTCCCATTCAATCATTTTATATTATCCTGGTAAATTTGGCCATAGAGGTTCAAATGGATTATCTTGAATAGTAATATTAGCTAGCGCTTGCCCATAATGATCCAGATCTTCTATGGGTATAGTAGGGGTAATACCCAATCTTGTTTCCCTCGTAGCTCTTGCTACTAATGCATCTAATTCTTTAAATTTTTCGACTCTTATTTGTCTTAAACGTGCCAGTTGTGCTTGTATTCTCTTTTCGTTTAATGTAAGCTCAGGCACCATGGTGCTGAATATAGGCTTCCAATAACCTGGGTTATTATCATCTGGCTCTACACCAGTCAATACAGTCTGATGGGTTACGTTATTAGTTATTACTGTACCTGCTGTGCTTACGCATACAAACCCAGTACCTTGCAGCATTTCTGGTAGAATAGTACTAGGCAGAGAAATATAATTTAACGTTTGTCTTAAATCTTTCTCTTCTATAGGAAACTCGACCGGGACGTTATCAATAATCTTGGCGTAAAACATTACATTCCTTTAATTGGTTATTAGGGTTGTATTTTGGCTGGTGTTGTTATATACAGTCCATGAAGTATTTACGCTAGTACCTCTACTTTTATTAGTAGAAGATACCACTACAGTAGTCTGGTTAGTCACCCATGCAGAATCTGCAACAGTAGTGTAGTATGATGTATAAAAATAGTTATACGAGCAACTGGAATATGAAGTATTATTATAGACAGTAGAGTAAACTGCTACGGTTTCATTATTATAATAAGTAATCTCATATCGGTAGCAATTATTATTACCATAACATAAAAGCGAGCAGTTAGTACTGGGCCCACATACAGAATTAATATTATAAGAGCAGTAAGTGTTAGGGCAATTACTAAACCATGTGCCGTCACTTTCTATCTGAGTACAGTTTCCTGAAGGAACACAGCCAGAAGAGTTTCTTAAAAAAACCTGCGAACTTTCTTGATTAGTAACCCAACTGCAGCCTATTAACTGCGAAGTTAGATTAGTTACGTAGGTGTTTCTATAGTTATAGTAAGATGAATAACTGGTATTGTTGGTCGCATAAGTATACGATATCCAACTAGTTGTCCAGGTAGTATTCTGTGACTGAGTAAAGGAAGTCTGCCAGGAAGTACTCCAGGTTGTATTAAAAGATTTTTGAACACCTGCTTTTCTTATTAAAAAACTCATAAATAACTTCCCAAATATATTCCAAATAAATTAGAACCTTGTTTGAAAAAGGTAAACCCGGCTCTATTAGTTAGTGTAGGTGCAGTATTTCCGGAAGAACTGATCCAGGTCATCCCCGGCCAGGTAACAGCGTAGGTACTAGCACCATGTAACAGCAAGGTTACGGACTGTCCATCGGTTAAGTTATCTGTAAAGGCCGTCGTTCCTGACAGATGCCGAGTTAAAATAGTACCGTTGGTGGCGGTAAGTCGAGATGTAGTAATAAAGGTGCTAGTTTCTGTAATATTTCCGGTAAACTTAACATTAGGATGAAAAGGATTAGTTAATGCTAACGTACCGATTTCCACATTAGAAGCACTAGTAATTCTACCCTTACTATTAACTACAAACGACGGTATATTAATTAAGTTACCATAGGTAGATGCTGTCACCCCGGTGTCAGCATTTACATGATTGACTGCACCTACCAGGTTACTAGTATTACCGGTGGTTGTAAGTTGGCTAGTAAATCCAACATATGCAGTGATTTCCACATTAGAAGCACTAGTAATTCTACCCTTACTATTAACTACAAACGACGGTATATTAATTAAGTTACCATAGGTAGATGCTGTCACCCCGGTGTCAGCATTTACATGATTGACTGCACCTACCAGGTTACTAGTATTACCGGTGGTTGTAAGTTGATTTAAAAGACCGACGTTACCATTTACAGTAGTGGTGAAAGAATTTAAGTTAGAAAAATTCCCATCTAGTTCTGATGTAGTAAGAGCGGAACCTTTCGAGGTCCTTAAATAAATTGTTGCACCCATGTAATTTTCCTGATGAGGGTAATTGGACGTTCAATAAAAAAATTAATTGCAATAATTATTTATATAGTCTAAAATAAGCTTGTTGTTATATTTATGGGAAAATACTATGATGGACATACGTCGTAACGGCCTAGTAGGCATCATTGAAAAAGATGGGTTACAACCCACATCGATGCATTTTGCAGAATGGTGGAATGGTGAAGGGTTTGACGTTTGCTTTGATGATATAGACAATATCAAGTTGCATCAGACACAGTTACATGCATTAATGGTTCTAGCCTTGGCGACCGAGTATGTGTCGCTGGAGGAAGTACAGGAGGATGTGACTCATTTACTAAATGAGTCTAAAAGACGTGAAGAGAATGTTGATATCATGCGTCGAGAAGTTCAAGCTGCCGAACGCCGTATCAATCTTAAGATAGTAGAGAACGATGACTAAATTAGTCCGCTGGTATTACCATCCCAGGATTTTTCCCTGGATTACTCAATTTACGTTTTTAGAATGGGTAGTGATGCTAGTTACTGCTTCCTACATTCTTTATCATTCATTGTGAATGAAACCTAAAGTAAGTAACGACATAATTGATTATTTTCCTCAGGCTATTATAATGTAATCATTGTAAGGAAGATATGAAAACAGACAAACATATTGGCGGTAGTATTTACTTAGCCCAGAGTGTGCTAGCTGGACGTAAACGTAACAAAGCACTAGACGTAGCTACTGTGGTTAATCGTACTATAGACGCCTTTAAGCACTACCTGAATGTACCTCCTAATTTGGCCGTTCGCATTACGTCGTTTAAAGGAGGAATGCTAGGAGTTTACAGGTCTAGGACTAGTACGGTGGAGCTCAGTTACAATCTACCCTGGCGTAAGGCCATAGAAATCCTAGCCCATGAAATGGTTCACGCCGAACAGTTTCATGAAAAGCGTTTGGAAGTAGACCTGGTTAAGGGTAAGTGGTATTATTTTTGGAATGGTGTAAAAAGCAATAATCGCGGTACCACGTTTGCCGCTTACCGCAACCAACCGTGGGAGCAGGAGGCATACGATCGTCAGGGAATGCTTACCGACTGGGTGTGTCAAGATATGGAGGAGTGGTATGAGCAGGAATCCAATAGCTAAGGACGTCAGAAGTCCAAAGTATAAGATGCGAGTAGAACGCATGAAAACGCGTTACCAGCGCCAACCCAAACATAAAAAGGCTGGCTATGAATAAGCATGAAGAAATTCTAACGATACTGGCTGAAGAATGTGCTGAGGTCATCGTGGCCGTAAGTAAGATTAAGCGGTTTGGCCTGGAGCACAATCACCAGGCCCTGAAACAAGAACTAGCCGACCTACGGTGTATGCTGGATTTGGTAGAATCCCACCAGGTGGTTCAGTACCAGCCCCAGGAATTACCTCAAATGATATTAAGTAAGCAGAAAAAATTAGAGCGTTACTCTAAAATTTTCAACAGTTGATATTTTCCTGAAAATACTTTAAAATGTTTTTATTAACTTAATAAGGAAATCATATGGCGCACGAACTTGAAATTGCACAAGATGGCACGGCTTCCATGGCATATGTGGGTGAGACACCCTGGCATGGACTAGGTAAACGGGTTCCAGCTGATGTATCCCCCGAGCAAATGCTTCAAGCTGCCGGTCTTGACTGGACGGTTGAAAAACATCCTCTGTTCTTTCAAGATGGTGGTAGTAACGTACTGACGAATGCTCGTGCCCTAGTACGCTCCACCGATCGTAAGGTTCTTACGGTCATTTCTGAAAACTGGAACCCAGTACAGAACATCGAAGCTTTTCAGTTTTTTGATGATTTTGTGAAAGCTGGGGATATGGAGATGCACACGGCTGGTTCCCTACGACACGGTAAGATGGTGTGGGCGATGGCACAGATCAAAGACTCGTTTGAAATCTTTGGAGGAGATAAAGTTGAAGGACATCTACTGTTTAGTAATCCTCATGAGTTTGGCCGTTCTATCGACATTCGTTTTACCCCTGTACGGGTGGTATGCAACAATACTCATACAATAGCGCTAGATGCTAAAACTAAGTATGCCGTTAAGGTTAATCATCGTGCAAAATTTAACGGTGATCAAGTAAAGGCTACTTTAGGTATTGCTAAAGAGCGTTTGAAGGAATATCGTGAGCAGGCTTTGTTTTTAGGTCGTAAGAAATACCAAAAAGAAACGTTGGTAGAATATTTTAATCGAGTGTTTCCTTCGTTTACTAAGGATGAAAGCAAGAAGTTAGATCTACGTAAACTTCCAGTAGGTCGACAGGCTGAAGAAGCTTTAGCAGTCATTCATACTCAGCCCGGAGCAAAGTTTGCCGAAGGGTCTTGGTGGCAGGCCTTTAATGCAGTAACGTATATGGTAGATCATAAGCTAGGTCGCTCACAAGATTCACGTCTCAGTTCTGCATGGTATGGTTTAAACCGTGTTAAAAAGGAACAAGCTTTAGAGATGGCGTTGGAGTATGCTGAAGTAGCCTGATGCATTATAAAGCTATTATATTGGTGTTGGCATCTGACGATGATTGTCTAGCCAACACCCATTGGGCTACTACTAGAATATTACCTGATTGGAAGCCTATGTTCCCATACTTTAAGCAAGTATGGGAATCTTACCATACCTATAACCCAAACCTTAAAGTACTTTATGTGTATGGTAATTCTAAAATAACCCCGCAACCTTATGATCTAGTCTATAAACATGTAGAAGAAAATAATTACCCTGGAATGATTACCAAAACACTCCTAGCTATGCAGGATATAGAGAAAAATTTTAATTATGATTTTTTAGTTAGAACTAATTTAAGTACATTTTGGGATCTTAGTAAGTTAGAAAAAAGATTAGATACACTACCACGAAAAAAATGCTTAACAGGTTCGTTTATCAGTAGAAAGCAAGTAGAGGAAATATGCTCTACCCCTAATCATTCATTCCATATACCTTATTTTTATGTTGCAGGTTATGATATGATTATAAGTAGAGATTTAATTCAAGGAATTATTCCTCATTCGCAAGCTATTATTGATACACGCGTAATTTTAGATATGGAAGATGTGTCCATTTGTACAGCTATTGAAAAGTATTGTAAAGTATTACCTTTACCGCCTGCTCTTACTAGCTTTGCAGTGGATATGTTTATGAACAATAATTTTTCACTTAATGCATTTTATGATAAGCTCTATTGGTCGCAATCTAAGAATATGGATCATTTCAGAGTGAAGAATAAAGGAAATAGAAATATAGATAAAATTATTTTAAAAACCCTTTTAAAAGAAATTTACCATGCCTCATTTTAAAGCCATCATTCTTGTTCTAGCCTCTTATAATAAGCCACTGTATCGAGAATTAAGAAAAATTTACACCAAGTACATCTACGCTAATCCTAATTTTAAATTTTTTTTACTATACGGTTCATCAGCTAGGTTTAATGCCGAACCTTACGACTTAATTTTACGTGATTTAGAGGAAAAACCTTGGCCGGGTATGATGATAAAAAATTTGAAGGCGTTTCAATATGTAGAAAATAATTTTAGTTATGACTTTATTGTAAGAACTAATTTGAGTACTTTTTGGGTTTTGGATAGATTATTGAACCGATTAGAAAGTTTACCTACTACTAAAATGTATACGGGTAGCGCAAGAAAGTTAAGCATACACGGTACTATGACAGAGGTTTTTATTGGTGGAACCGGTTTAATTTTAAGCAGAGATCTAGTACAAGTACTTTTAAAAGGTTCTAATTCTTTAATCAGAGAAGACTTACCGGAAGATCTTGTTCTTTCACAATTTTTTTTAAATAGATGTGGAATAGGACCTTATTATCCAAGTCTTGATCCTATGCATTTGCTAGAACATTTAAAAGATGATAATATTGAGATTATAGAAAAGGAAATAGAAAAAGCCGACAGTCGTAACTGTGATCATTTTAGAATAAAGAGTGCCTTTAACAGAGAAAAGATAGACATTGCTATAGCAAACTTGCTTCTTAACAAATATTATAATATACCTATTAAGGAAGAGATTAATGAGAATAGCGGCATTTAGTACTGCTCATGATGCTGCGGTATGTTCCATTAATAACGGTAAATTAGAATTCTTTGCAAAAGAAGAGCGTCTTACAAGGAAAAAAAGAGATAAAAATCCTTACCTAGCGCTAGACTTATATCATTCGTTGAATTTCGGTAAAATAGACAGGTTTTTGTATACTACACCTTCCAATATATCTAACTTGGAAAACGGTTACAAAGTTTATATTGAAAAGAAATTTAAAATACCGTTGGAAAACTATGCATCCCATAATCATCACTCATTACATGCAGCATTAGCTTTTAATAATAGTAAATTTGATGAGGCGCTAGTTTTTGTTATAGATAGAGACGGGTCCTTAATTTTTTTAAATAACACAGCAACATGTAGAGAGTCTGAATCTGTTTTTTATTGTAGGGGAAGGGAGCAAAAAGAAATATACAAATCGTTTTGGACATTTAATGAGAAGGACAGGTATTCATTAAGCAAGGACTTAGAAAAATTCTACCCGGGTGTACATTTAAATGTAGGTAATAGACTTAGTATTGTTAAAGTATATGAAGCAGCTACTACACTAATTAATCAAGGCCCGTTAGAAAATGGTAAGACTATGGGTCTGTCAGCTTATAGTGAAAAAACCGAATTTGAGCCTATTTTTAAAAACGGATATGTAATAGGTGAATTATTTTCACATTTAAAGAACAATAATGAAACCAGTTGTTTCTTTGGTGATGAAGATAAGATTGCTGACGTTACAGAAGATAATTATAAATTTTATGCTGACAAAGCAAAACATGTTCAGTTAGAGACACAAAAAGAAGCGCTTCGTTTAATTAAAAAATTTACTAATCAAACAGGGCTTAACAAGGTTTGTATTGTTGGTGGTTATGGGTTAAACGTAGTAGCTAATAGTTTTTATATAAAAAATTGCCCAGACTTACAGTTTTATTTTGAGCCTGTTTCAGACGATACCGGTACATCTATAGGGGCTTGTATTCTTAAAAATAAACAGTTAAACGTTTCCCCCTCAGTATATTTTTTTGATGATATATTTTATCACTATTATGATAGCAGGGAGAGTATAGAGCAGGGGAGTAGTTCAAGTATCGAAGAAGTTTGTAACCTTTTAATTAATCAAAAAAGTGTAGCTATTTTTGACGGTCATCCAGAATCTGGGCCGAGGGCATTGGGGCATAGGTCTATTTTATTTGATCCGCGAAACTCAAATACTAAACAGTTAGTAAATGAAATTAAAAAAAGGGAATGGTACAGACCCTTTGCTGGTGTTATACTAGAGTCAGAATTTAAAAATTATTTTGAAACTTTAGGTCTTTTAAGTAGTGAGTTTATGACTTTAAATTTTGATAGTTTACAAATTACTAAAACTATTGCCCCAGGTATAATTCATGTGGACGGTACATGTAGAGTTCAAACAGTTTCCAAAGGATTTTTGTTTCAATTACTTACTTTATTCTTTAAAATTACACAATGCCCTATGCTTTTAAACACTAGTTTTAATCTCGCCGGGGAACCTTTAGTACAAACCAAAAAAGATGCATTAGAGACGTTAAATAGAAGTAAATTAGATTATGTATATTTTGTTAATGATAATATTTTAGTAAAAAATCCCAGCTTAAATTAAATTACACACCCTGGTGGTGGAATAGGTAGACACAAGAGACTTAAAATCTCTCGCTTAACAGCGTACCGGTTCGAGTCCGGTCCTGGGTACCAAGGAATAAAATGAAAATAGAAATTCACTCTCTACATTGGGATAATGTAGATCCAGTTATGTTAGAGGCCCATAAACGGGTTATGCATTACAGCAATACACCAGTTAATTATCATCATCTTCATGGCACCAATCATGGGCGTTGGATGGAACATGTATTAAAAGAAGCTAGATCAGATGTTGTAGTTTTTTTTGAGCCCGATTGCATTCCGTTGAACATGTCCTTTCATACTTACATTAAGTATGCATTTAAGTATCAAACATTCGTAGGTATTGCACAAGTAAGTAATCATATTCCTCCAAAAAGTCATATCTATGCTGCACCCGGGTTTTATTGTATAAGTAAAAAAGCCTATCAGCTGCTAGGCCAGCCTTCTTTTACAGAAACTTATCGGTCAGATACGGCGGAAGAAATTTCTTATTTAGCGGAAGAAAAAGGGCTTAGATATAGAGCATTAATGCCTACATACTTTTATAGTGAGCCCTCGGAAGGTCTATGGCCATTGAGTAACTTAGGGTATTATGGAATAGGAACAGTGTTTGATAATTCAATATTTCATCTTTACCAGTCACGCACAGCTCAGAATATCGAGCTGTTTACTAAAGTATGTAATCAAGTGATCCAAGGCACATTTACTACTACTGATTTTATACCAGCTACAACGTTTAATTACTAAGGTAATATTATATAATGAAAATACTATTCCATGTTAACACGTTAAACTATCGTGGTACATCTGTAGCAGTTGCAGATTATGCCAGATATAATCAAGAAATTCTAGGGCATGAATCAGTTATTGCCTACTGTAAGACCAATGGTATAGAAAAAGACATGGGTAATGAGCCTGCAGTTATTGAGGCTCTAGAAAAAGAATTTCAGGTAGTGGGATACCGAGCAGGAGATTTAGAAAAAAAAGTAGATCAACTCAAAATAGATACTACTTACATGATATCTTCCGGTCAAAGACAAACTATAGATGTACCATCTAATTGTAAAACCACCATTCATGCTGTATTTCAGTTTTACGAGCCGTATGGGGATTGTTATGCATATATCTCTGAATGGTTATCTAAGCATATGACGAACGGAAAGTCACCATTCGTCCCTCATATAGTAAATTTACCCACACCTAACAAGAACTTTAGAACTCACCTCGGTATCAAAGAGGATCAAACAGTGATTGGCAGGATTGGGGGTTACTATACATTTGATATCCCTTTTGTAAAGACCGTAATTGAAAATATTGTTAGGGAAACAGATCAATTTGTATTTCTGTTCGTAGGTACAGAGCCCTTCCTTAATCACCCGCAAGTAAAATTTATAAATGAACTGCATGACCCGCAGAAAAAATCAAACTTTATAGAGACCTGTGATGCTATGCTTCATGCCAGGCAGCGCGGGGAAAGTTTTGGTTTGTCTATTGCTGAGTTTTTATCTTTAAATAAGCCTGTGTTGGCCTGGAATAATGGGCATGACAGAAACCATTTAGATATGTTAAGAGATAGCAGAACATTGTATAATGACTCTTTAGATCTTAAAGATATGCTATTTCAAGTCAGAGCTTACAATAAGCAAGAAGATTGGACCAAGCGTGTAATAAACTTTAAACCGTCACCGGTGATGAACAAATTTAAGGAAGTATTTTTATGACCTCTTTAGTCTTTAAAAGAGTTACTACCCCTAGTGAAGCTGAGATACTTAGAGTAATACGCAACGAATGTAGAACCTTTATGACGCGCAGCACAGACAGTATTTCACCGGAACAACAACGGCACTGGTTTAAAACAGCTTTTAAAAAGTACGAGGTTTACATTGCGTATGCTATAGAGTATGGAGCATGTGTGGTTGATGCAGGTTATGGTCTCATCCATTTAAACGAAGGTGAATACTTACTATCAGGGGGCTTGCTTCCAGATTATCGTGACAAAGGCCTTGGTTCTCAATTATTTAAATTTTTAATTGATAATTGCAATAAACAACTACCTATCAGGCTTGAAGTACTTAAAAGTAATACCCGTGCCCTTAAAACCTATGAAAAGTTAGGTTTCGTTATTGACAGTGATAATGGTAAAATTTTTACAATGGAGTATAAGTATGATTCCGTTATTTAAAGTGAACATGTCCCCTACGGTGACAGAAGCAGTAGGTAAAACGCTTATGTCAGGTTTTATTGGGCAAGGTTCTAAGGTTGAAGATTTTGAAGATCTGTTGTGGTTAGAGCTCAGAACTAAAACACGCCCAGTAACGGTTAACTCTTGCACATCTGCTATTGATCTAGCGTTAGAGTTATGCGGGGTAGATCGTTTTAGTGAAGTAATTACTACCCCTCAGACTTGCTTTGCTTCTAATGTTCATATCATGCACCGACATGCTAGAATTCGTTGGGCGGATATAGACCCTATCACTGGTTTAATTGACCCGGAGTCTGTAAAAAAATTAATTAGCTCTAAAACAAAAGCAATTGTTGCAGTTAACTGGGGTGGTAGATTTGCAGATTACAAGACACTCAAATCATTCGGAGTCCCTGTAATTGAAGATGCAGCCCATTGCTGGGATACGTTTCTGATGTCATACATAGAGCGTGGGGACTATATTTGTTATAGTTTTCAAGCTATTAAGTTTCTAACTACCGCAGATGGTGGTATTCTTGTTTGCCCTCCTGGTAAAGAATCACAAGCAAGAATTCTGCGCTGGTATGGTTTAGATAGAACTAAAAACGAATCATTTAGATGTACACAGAATATTACTAATGTAGGGTTTAAATATCATATGAATGATGTTAATGCTACTATTGGTATCGAAAATCTACCAAAAGCTGCTCAATCTGTCAATATGAGTCGCATTAATAGTAGATATTACTGCGCGAATGTTAATAACGAACTTCTTACTATTCCTAAATGGGACTCTACCTGCTCATATTGGTTACATAGTATGCATGTTAAAGCAGGGCTCAAAGAACACTTTATTAAATATTTAGAAAATAAAAAGATAGCTAGCAGCCCGGTGCATTTTAGAAATGATCAGTATGATTCCACCAAGCATTTTTATGAAGGATCTTTACCGGGAGTTGATTCGTTTACCAATACGCAAATTTGTATTCCTAATGGGTGGTGGTTGTCACAATGGGATGTAGATACTATTACAAAGGCACTGAACGAGTATACCGCATGAGTGTTTTAATTATTGGCGGTCAGGGCTATATAGGGTCATATCTTACTAAACATCTGTCAGGTTCTGTAGCTATTGGTAGTAGATTATTGGACTACCACAAATTAGATTCTTCTTTCTATAAAAAATTCGAGTATATAATACTACTAGCGGGTCATTCTAGCGTACAAATGTGTATAGGACCGCTCGTATCACCGTGGTTAAATAATGTAAGTAACTTTAAGGATCTTTTACAAAAAACAACACCTGAACAAAAAATTATCTATGCTAGTAGTAGCTCCGTATATGGTGATAAAAATACTAAGATAGGAACCGAAGATGATCTGAATTTAGATTTTATAAATCATTACGATTTAACTAAATCTACCTTAGATCTTTTTGCATTACAACAAATATCTCAAGGTCGTCAATTAATAGGGTTAAGATTTGGAACTGTGAATGGTGGTTCTCCGGTTATTCGACGCGACTTAATGATTAACTCTATGACGTATAACGCATTAAGATATAAAAAAATATATGTGACTAACAAGCATGTCCATAGACCCCTACTTTTCATTCATGATCTCTATCGTGCTATTAATTCAATCTTATCTAAACCATTCACTTCGGGTATTTACAATCTTGCATCTTTTAATACCACTGTACACACTATATCTCAAGAAGTAAGTAGACAGACTGGTGTAGAAATTATCGATAAAAATAATATACCTGGGGTTTACAATTTTGCAATTAGTTCGGAAAAATTTAAAAAAACTTTTAACTTTGATTTTGTAGGTACTCCTGAGTCTGTGGTACAAAGTGTTGTTAAGTGTTATAATGAAGAGTCTCCCAGAGTAGTTATTAGAAACGAGTATTTTGAATATAGCAGATAAACATGATTGATCATATTATAGTAATTTACAGAAATTACGATCTTTTAGAATTACAAATAAACAATTTTAAAAAACGCCTACTTTCAGACCAATATCGATTAATTATAGTTGATAATACACCTGATAATGAAAAAGTACCTATTAAAACAAACAAATCTAGACATATGATTCTTCCATTAGATAGCAAACCCATGTTTGACGGTGTATCGCATGGTAGAGCGATTGACTACGGTCTTCAACATGCAACGTCATCAATCGTAGGAATTATAGATTCCGATTTTTTTATTCTTAATAATTCTATGTTAAATTATGTAGATACTAAATTTAAACAAGGTTATCAAGCAGTAGGTTGTGAATATAATGACGGTAGAGATACCAAGCAATGGGTGAAAATAAACCCTAAAAACTTTGAAAATATACCATGTTGTTTTGGTGCATATTATAGCTTAGACTTAGCTCGTTCAGCATCATGGACTATTACTGAAAAAGAAGTTATTGAAGGAAGGTCTACTGGGTTTGTAGAAGTAGGTAGTAAAGTTAGACGATATATACTAGACAATAAAATTAAAACTTATAATTGGAAAACTGACGCACAAGATTATGGTACTTGTTTTTTTAAAGATGATGACCAAATGATGGGTGTACATTTTGTGGCAGGTTCACATAGAAGATGGAGTGATCGCTCAAAACAAGAACTTGAGGTAATATTAAATGAGTATGATTAAGGTTTTAAACAAATGCTTATGCTGTGAGAATACTTCGCTTCAAAAAGTATTAAACTTAAACGATCAGCCGCTAGCCAATAGCTATCTTAAAAGTAAAGAAGAACCAGAAGAAGTTTACCCTTTAGCTATTAATTATTGCCCGGTATGTACACACATTCAATTAACTCATGCTGTTAACCCAGATCTTTTATTTAAAAATTATCTATATGTTAGCGGCACCACTAATACCCTAAAACAATACTTTAAAGATTTTGTTGGTATTACTGCACGATATACATCGGGTAAGAGAGTTTTAGATATTGCATGTAATGATGGTAGTCAACTGGATGCATATAATGAGCAGGGATATGAAACATATGGTATTGACCCTGCAGAGAATCTTTACCATATCAGCTCAAAAAAACATACGGTTGTTTGTGATTATTTAACTAATGAATCTATAAAAAAATTTAATGATTATTTTGAAAAATTTGATATCGTAATTGCTCAAAATGTATTTGCGCATAATTCTTATCCTAAAGATTTTTTAGAAATTTGCAAGAAGTTAATGACCCATAAAGGGTATTTGTTTATACAGACATCACAAGCTGATATGATAGCGCAAAATCAATTCGATACTATCTACCATGAGCATATTTCCTTTTTTTCGGTAAGATCTATGCAGTTCCTAGCTCGACATGCCGGGCTTTATATTAAAGATGTTATTAAAACACCAGTACATGGTAACAGCTTTGTATTTGTATTATCAAAATGGGGACCGGATAATTCTTCCCAGTTTACTTCATACGAAGATTTAATTACCCCATTAAGAATGGCTAGCTATGCCTTATATTGTAAACGTATTGCGGAAGAGACTAACCAAGTTGTCGAAAAATTACAGAAAACTAACAAAGTAATAGGGTATGGAGCAGCAGCCAAAGGTAATACCTTTATTAATTTTTCCAAATTTAAACTAGATTACATTGTAGATGATAATCCGCTCAAACATAATTTGTTTACGCCAGGTTCACGTATACCTATTTTACCTCCAGAAACATTAATTAATGAGACTGAACCTATTGTTGTTATTCCGTTAGCTTGGAATTTTTTTAATGAGATAAAGGATAAGGTTAAAAAATTGACTAAAGTTCCGGTGCAGTACATAAAATATTTTTCTCAGGTTGAAATCTTAAATGCGTAAAACTATTTTAACTCATTTCTATAATGAAGAATACTTATTACCCTGGTGGCTGAATTACCATAAAGATAAGTTTGACTGGGGGGTTTGTATTAATTATGGGTCTTCAGACCGTTCGGTAGAAATTATAAAAGATTTATGTCCTAAATGGGTAGTAGTAGACTCTATTAATGATATGTTTGATGCAAAACGTTGCGATGAAGAAGTAGTTAAGTACGAACGTCAAATTCCTGGATGGAAAGTTACTTTGAATGTAACGGAATTTTTAGTAGGTAATTATTCAGTGCTTGACGATACCCCAGAGCAAGAATTAATTATACCGTGTAATGTCATGGTAGATATTAATGAAACAGAGGAAGTTGATGTCGGTAGACCGCTGGTAGAACAGAGATATTACGGTATTCACTTTAAAGATGGGAATACCAGACTTAGACGCCCACGTTGCATTCATAACAAAAAACAAATACAATATCCGCTAGGAAGGCATTATGAGACTCATAACTGCGAGGACCTGCAAGTATGTTGGTATGGCTGGTCGCCTTTCTCCAGTAGCTTAATTAAGCGCAAATTGCAAATACAAACTAAAATTCCTGATAGTGATCGTGTTCAAGGGTTTGGTCGGGAACATATTACAGACATCAATCAACTAATTAAAGACTTTGCTGAGTTAAAAACCAGAACCAGAGATCTTTCAAAAGAACTAATGCTGAAGACTGTATGAAAATAGGGCTATTAATGGCAGGTATCTCGTATGGGTATAAATCAGACAGAGATTTTAGACACTGCTTTCCTAATATTTTTAAAAATCTAATTGAACCACTTCAAGAATTTCATGAAGTAAATTGTTATATTACAACCTATGATCATCATTTAATGGATGGGTTGAAGGATCTGTACAAGCCGGTTTCTGTAAATATTATTCCTTATGAAGGTGCTACTCAATTAAGTACTCGTTCATCTTCTATTGATTCTGTTGATAATGAAGATTTAGATTTTTATATAATGACCAGATTTGATGTACATTTTAATAAGCCGTTATCACAGTTTAATCTAGATTATAATAAGTTTAATATTGTTTCTAGAGAAGGTAATGGTTTCTGGGAAAGAGAAAAATTTGTCGGTGATACTTTTTTTGCCTGGCCTAGATCTTTGCACTCAGGCGTTAAAAATGCATTTAAAGATTTAAACCTTCATGCCAGTCGCGGGGATTGGAGACATGAAGGTAAGCATAATCATAACTTTTATATCTTTTTGTCTCCTAATTTAGGGGAACATAATATTCACTTTATGTATGATAATTATCAATTGAGCGGTCACGAGCTAACTAATTGTTGTACTAAAGATTATGCTGACAGACTTAGAAACGTTATCCCCGTAAATGAGGAAATTTTAACTCGCTTTCCATGAGAGATACTATGATTAATATTGTTATACCTATGGCCGGGCTCGGTCAGCGTTTTGTTGAAGCTGGTTACGATAAACCAAAACCTTTAATTGATGTAGTAGGTGTACCTATGATCAAACGTGTCATAGACTCACTCACACTTAAAAATTACTATTATAAATTTATCTTCATTGCCTTGCAAGAACATCTAGATCAGGGACTGCAAGAATACTTAGAGGATAAGGGGGTTGTTATTCCTATAGATTTTGTTACTGAAGGCGCAGCATGTACTACACTAATGGCCTTGAAAAACATTAATAATGAGTTACCTTTAGTTATAGCGAACTGCGATCAGTATCTTGAATGGGATTTTGATGACTTTATTAGTAAAGCATCAGATTATGATGGCTCAACCGTAGTGTTTAATTCAACAAACCCCCATCACAGTTATGCATTTGTAAAAAAGGGGTTAATAGTTGAAGTAGCTGAAAAGGTAGTTATTTCTGACAAAGCATGTGCTGGTATATATTATTATGCAAAAGGAATAGATTACATAGAAAGTGTAATAATGATGATTGCTAAAAATATTCGAACTAACAATGAATTTTATATTGCTCCGGCTTATAATGAAATGATTAGTGATGGTAAGCGTCTTACAGTCTATGAGGTTGATGTTAATAAAAAACATATGTTAGGAACACCGTACGAGTTAAAAATCTTTTTAGATAAAGTAGAAAATGGGGATGTAATATTATGAAAATTCTTATTTTTGGAAAGAGTGATATAGGGGACGGTGTTAGTCAAATATACCCTGACACCGTTAATATTTCAAAAGAAGAGTGCGATGTTCGTGATGAAAAACAAATTAGTAATATTTTAAAGAAATATAACCCAGATGTTATTATTAATTGTGCAGGTATTTCTCATGTACAGGTAGTTAAGAATTCTAATATTGAAAAATGGAAGGAAGAAATAGAAGTAAATTTAATAGGTAGCTATCTCATTGCTAGAGAATCTATAGCACAAAGTATGTTTAGACCAATGATTTTTATCGCATCAGTAGCTGGTATGTATGGTAAGCCGGAACATAGTGGTTACTCTGCATCTAAGTCTGGTGTTATTTCGTTTGTTCAATCCCTAGGAATGGAAGGATACCCTGCATACTCTATCTCCCCCGGGCGTGTAGATACTAAAATGCGGGAAAAAGATTACCCTGGTGAAGATGTTAGAACTAGGTTGTCAACCATTCAGGTTGCAGAAGTAATTCAAGAATGTATTGATGGTAAATTTAACCCAGGTGATAATATTATTATACGTAAGAGAGGGTTTCGAAAGCTTAAGCGAATAGATGTAGGTCAGCCCTGGAAACAATATCTTAACGTACAACCACTAGGTACCCCTAAGACTATTTAATGAAAATTATATCCCATCGAGGCAATTTAAACGGGCCAGAACCGTATAACGAAAACACCCCAGACAAAATTGATTTTGTAATTAGTTTAGGTTATGATGTGGAGGTAGATGTTTGGTATCAAAACAACGAATTCTTTTTAGGACATGACAAGCCTACCACCCCCATTCATAGTTCTTTCTTAATTAATCGATCTAAATTTTTATGGGTTCATTGTAAAAATATTGCATGCGTAAATAAACTAAGATTTTGGGACATGAATTATTTTTACCATGAGCATGATATGGTTACCCTTACATCTAATCGCTTCATCTGGTCATACCCCGGTGTACAGGAATTTTATTCTAATCAAATTTGTTTAGATTTTTCCCCTTACGTCAATTATGAATTTTATAAAAGTAAATTTATAGCCGGGCTTTGTGTAGATTACATTGAAGGAATGGTATGAAAATCTCTATTGTGTGCCCTATTTACACGATGAAAGATCAGCTATCTGAAAAGTTTCTGGTTGAATTTTGTTCCCAATTTTTTTATCAGTCTCACCGTGATTTTGAATTAGTATTTTCTGACCAAAGCGAAGGGGACAATCTTAAACAAATAATCGATACATTCAGGTACGTTTATAATATTACCTATGTAAAAAATACTAGCGGTATTAATAATGCTGCTAATAATGTAAATCATGCCATACCTCATGCAAAAGGTGATATTGTAAAACTACTGTACATGGATGATTTTTTTATTGACTCCAATGCACTGCAAAAGATTAACTATGCGTTTAGTAATCACCCCGGTAAATGGTTAATTGCAGGGTTTGGTCATTGCAATCAAGACCGTACAAAATTTTGGGATTTTAGAAAACCTTGGTATGGAAACAAATACGTAAACGGCGACAACACGACAGGTAACCCTTCTAATTATGCCGTTCGTCGTGAATGTGCTTTAGAGATGGATGAAAATCTGCTATGGGTTGTAGACGGGGAATATTTTTATCGTTCCTATTATCACTTTGGGGATCCTATTTTAATTAACGATGTATTGGTCTGTTTTAGAGAACACGATGACTCAGCATTTCTTAAACCTCAATTCAAAGAGCTAGAAGTTAAAGAACGTACATATTGTGAGGAGAAGTACAGTAGAGAAGTCCCATTGAAGCTGCTATAATATGATTTTGTGAGGTTTATATGAAGTTCAGTAAGGAAACTTTAGTATTGTTAAAAAACTTTGCCTCGATTAATACTAATATAGTATTCAAACAAGGGGATACGATTAGCACGATCTCCAATCTTAAAAATATCTTTGCTAAAGCTACTATTAAAGAATCCATTCCGAATGAGTTTGCAATTTACGATCTTAATTCATTACTAGCTATGCTTACTCTAATTGAGAATCAGGATGTAGAGTTTGGTGATCGATGTCTTACAGTAACAAGTCCTTGCGGTAGGTTCGAATATTACTATTCGAATCCGGAAATTGTTACTGGCGCCCCGAGTGGTGAGATCCAACATACATCGGTTTATAAGTTTAAAATGACGGCCGAAGATGCTCAGATGATCATGAAAGCAGCCGCTATTACCGGTGCACCTTCTATTTCGATTACTAATATAGATCAAAATGTAACGATTTCAGTAAGCGATAGAAAAAACGATACTGCAAGTAACTTTAAAAAAAGTTTAGGTACATCATTTGATAATTTTGATGTGTTTATTGCAGTAGAGAACTTTAAAATAGTAGCTGATGCTTATGAGGTGTCAGTAGCTAAAACAAATAACGGTAAAGCTAAATTTTTGCACTTCAAACACGAATCAAGACCTCTACAATACTGGATTGCATGTGAGCCCGGGTCGGTTGTTTAAAGGTACTCTATATTATTAAAAGTTCCGGTCTTATAAATATTGAAAAATATAGACCGGGACGAAGCATGATATACAAGATAACTAATAAATTAACTTCTGAGATTTATGTCGGTTATTCAATAAACTATACTAAGCGGTGGTACTTTCACAAGCGAAATGCAAGAACCGGTATCAATACATATCTATACCGTGCCATGCGCAAATACGGTATAGAAAACTTTACAATTGAAGTTTTAGAACAGTGTGAAGAAGAGCTTAATGAGGTGCGCGAACAATACTGGATCAAGGAACTCAATCCCCGGTATAATATGACTAGCGGGGGCGACGGTGGTCGTACTGCAGATAGTCCTAATTATAAAGAAGGCATGAAAGCCCGTCGTAGCTATATTGGTAAAGGTAATCCTAATTACGGCAAGAAAGGGGTATTAAGCCCGAACTGGGGTAGAAAATACGGTAAGAGACCTAAGGTCAGTGAAGCAAAAAAGAAAACTCTTCTATGTTCTAAAGGTAATACTTTTAAAGGTTTTGATGAAATGTTTAAATTTTATAATGTAAAGTCGTACTATTCTCTTAAAAAGAAAGGTATAACATGGAGTGAAGTATATGGTAGGTAATGAATCTAGTCATTTTATCTGGACAGAAAGGTATAGACCTAAAACTATTGATGATTGTATCCTGCCATCTGATATTAAAGATTATTTTAAGAATCTGGTAAAGGCAGGTGAAGTTCAAAACATGCTGCTTTGTGGTACAGCTGGTACTGGTAAGACTACAGTGGCGCGAGCATTATGTGAAGAACTCAACTCAGATTACATTATTATAAATGGTTCAGAAGAGTCAGGAATCGATGTTCTGAGAACTAAAATACGTTCTTTTGCATCCACTATTTCCTTCACAGGTAACACCAAGGTAGTTATTTTAGATGAAGCTGATTATCTTAACCCTAATTCTACACAGCCCGCTTTACGTGGGTTTATCGAAGAGTTTGCTATCAACTGCAGGTTTATATTTACCTGCAACTTTAAGAACCGTATCATCGCACCTTTACATTCAAGGTGTGCGGTAGTTGAGTTTAAAATACTTAAGCAAGAAAAAATAAAAATGGCGATGGACTTTCATCGCCAAGCCAGTCTTATTTTAAAACAAGAACAAATCGAGTTTAATCCAAAAGTAGTTGCTAAGGTAATCGAAAAATACTTTCCGGACTTTAGACGCTCTTTAAATGAGCTGCAACGTTATTCTCAGCGCGGAGTTATCGATGAAGGTATTTTAGTTAACTTAGAAGATGTTAACATGCAAGATCTTGTCCTATCACTTCGCGAAAAAGACTGGAAGAAGATGAGAGCTTGGGTAGTAAATAACTTAGATACTGATTCAGCAGTTCTATTTAGAAAAATATATGACACTTTATTACCACTAACTGATCAAGTACCTCAGCTAGTGCTAACTATTGCTGACTACCAATACAAGGCAGCATTTGTTGCCGATCATGAAATTAATTTAGTAGCTTGCTTAACAGAAATTATGGCTTCAGTAAATCTTAAATGAGTAACATTAACGATATCTTTGGTGATGTGCAGGAGCAGGTAGAGATAGACTACAAACCTCCGGGTATATCTCCTTTTGATTTTCTTAATTCTATTAATTATGGTAAGGAAGATCTAATTGTAGATGACTGGTCAGAAAAGCAGTATCCTCCATACCTGGTCAACCGTGGTCTATCATTTCACCCCGATACTGTTATTACTTGTAACATGATGAATTCTAGACCCCATATTGAAAAAAAACTCCAGTTCGACTTTCTGATAAATAGTATCAGGCCCAGAAAACGTTACGGTAAATGGATGAAGGCCCAGGAAATTGAGTTGATAGAGATGATTAAGCAATATTATTGCTACAGCACAGAAAAAGCTCGCCAAGTTGCATCTCTGTTTGAGGATACTCAAATAAAACTATTAAAACAAAAATTAGAAAAAGGTGGAATGAAGCATGTCAAACGAGTTTTTCAAGATTGACATACCCGGGTATGCGCCATTAGAGGTTTTATTAAATCAACCTGACGATTTTTTAAAGGTCAGAGAGACGCTTACGCGTATTGGGGTAGCGTCCAGAAGGGATAAGGTACTATACCAGTCATGTCATATCTTACACAAACAAGGTTATTATTTTATCGTACACTTTAAAGAATTATTTGCACTAGATGGTAAGCAGGCAGATTTAACGGATAATGATATTGAAAGAAGGAATACCATCGCAAAATTATTATCTGATTGGGGTTTAATTAAGATAGTAAACCCAGATTTAGTAAGGGATGCTGCTCCTCTATCTCAGATAAAAATTATTGCATTTAAAGATAAAGACGAGTGGAATTTGCAGACTAAATATAACATTGGTAAAAAAAAGCTGGATAATTATTAAAAAATATATATATAATGTAATATCCCTGGGATGGGAACTAGGCTGGGTATCCTAATTAAACTGCCCCCAACGCCAATAGGGTTGGTAATTTAATCACTCGCTTAATAGGAGAACTAAAATGACGTTTATGCTTCCTTCTACTTTTAAAGACTTTGATAAATTTTTTGTAGGTTTTGATGATACTTACAATCGCATGTCAAAATTTCATGACGACATTACTAAAAATATACCCAACTATCCCCCATATAACATTAAAAAAATTGAAGACAACAAATACATTATTGAACTAGCAGTTGCTGGTTTTGCTAAATCTGATATTGAAGTTGTGTTTGAAGATAACAAGCTTATTATTTCAGGAAAAGCACAAGAAGATACTGATAATTTTTTGTTTAAAGGAATTGCTAATAGGGCATTCACACGCACATTTTTGCTTGACGATCATTTAGAAATTAATGATGCAGCTATGTTAAACGGTATGCTTAAAATAGTTCTAGAAAAAATTATTCCGGAACATAAGAAACCTAAAAAGATTGAAGTAAAAGACAAAGATATTACTAAAGTTTCTAAAAAAGAATTATTAGTAGAAAATGAAGAAAATAATTAATTGTATTTATAGGTGGTTTAATTCTTTAAAATATACTCATAAAAATGATGCAGAACATTTTATGTCTCAATCTATTGATAGAGCAGATTTTGAACGAAGAGAACAAATTTTAAAGTATAAAAAATAACTATGAAAATTTTTATGAAACTTATTAGTAGTATAATTGAAGGTAGGCAAATGAGAATTAATAAAAAAGTACAAATTTATTTAAAAAATAAAAGATTGTGATTTTTTTTTGTACGTTTCCGTTGCTTAAGATAAGGAGCTGGCTTTTAAAAGCCAGCTCTTTCGATGATCAAATTTTATTTGTTTTAACCACTCCAGAATCATTAGAAACTCATATTAAAATGTTTTATAATGAAAATGACGCACATAATTATCTTGAAAGAATATTAGATGATCCAAGTTATAAAATTAATTACCGGTGAACAATTAATAGGTGATTTAAGTGTAGATGGTAGGTATGGGGTGAAAAATCCTTGCATGCTTCAAATTGTCCCAGCTCGCCACAACCCAGAAGCATCTGCGATGGCACTTATTCCAGCTGCTATGCATTTAGAGGACGCTACTATTTTTTTAAAAGAAGAGCATGTCCTTTGGATAGCCCATCCTGTAAAAGAATTGTTTAATCAATATAACTCAGCTTTCGGTACAGGTATTCAACTTTCAGGTATGTAATGAAACACCCAGTACATAAAATATCTAAGGAAGTTAAACTAGTAAACCCTGTTAATAATGAAGTTTGGTTATGCAAGGATTACAGCAGTGTCATTACTGTAGATGGTGTTGATTTTATAAAAGTTTATAAAGAAGAATACCCGGGTAGAACCCACCTCTTGCGTAAAGATGCATTACGTAAGATAATCAGGGCTTGATTTTTTAACGCAATAAATATATAATACCAACATCAATAAGGAGTTGAGTATGAAAAAAATTGCTATCGCTCTGGTACTGTCTCTAGGTATAACCAGTACTGCTTATGCCCATGGTTACCGATACGGCTACGGTCATCGCTACGCACCTCAGCCCATGCATTATCACTATCATCATCACGGCAATCACTGGATAGCCCCGGCACTTGGTGGTATCATACTTGGTGCAGCTATTGCAAATGCTCATGCCTATCAATCAGCACCAGTTTATGTTGCGCCACCTGTAACACAACCAGAATACTATCAGTGTTTAGTGCAGGTCTTTGACCCGGCTACCAATTCGTATCGTAACGAAGTTCGCACATGTGTGCGATAACGCCCCTTTAGCTCATGCTTGGTTAGAGCAGCGGACTCTAAAAACTTGTTTTTTATAAATGGAGCCAATTTCCCAAAAAATTATTAGTAATCAAGAAAAAAGAAATTTCGGATATACGAAAAGGTTGTTTTGTGCGGTCATAGCTCAGAGGTCAGCAGCGCCCGGCTCATAACCGGTGGGTCCCTGGTTCAAATCCAGGTGGCCGCATAAAACAACTTTAACTAACGTGGTGCTGTGTTCGACTCACAGAGGGGGCACCATTTTTTAAATTATATGAAAATATATGAAAATATACATTAACAAATATCGTAATCACTGGCTTTCTCCATACACCATACTGGAGAAAGTTTTCTTTTGGAAAAAAGAAATCGATTATGACGACCCGTTTATTGTTAAATGGTCCGACCGTTTAGCACCTTTCTGTGTAGGTTTACAGAAGTTTCTTGATTTTGTTCACCCTAAAATTAATTACGTCAAGATCGATTACTGGGATACATGGTCTATGGATCATACCCTGGCGCATATTATTGTACCGATGCTTAAGCAGCTTAAACAAGAAAAGCATGGTGCACCGCTGGTAGATGATGAAGATGTACCAGAAGAGCTGCGTTCAACTGCTGCTCCTGCTAAAGAAAATGATTGGGATGTGGATGAAAATCATTTCAAACGGTGGGATTGGGTTTTAGATGAAATGATCTGGGCATTTAAGCAAGCGCTTAATTATGATGATGATGCTCATTTTTTTGATTGGTCAGAAGTAGACCGAGGTGTTAAATTAAACGAGCAGTTTTCTAAAGTAAAAATTGACCGAGAAGGTTTAGACGCACACCAAGATAGAAAAGCTAATGGGTATCGTCTTTTTGGTAAATACTATCAAAGCCTGTGGGATTAAATATGAGTGTTTTAGTCGTTACCCCAACAACAGGGTCAAAAGATGTTGTAGATGCTATCCATTCCGTGCTCAATCAAACTATAGAAGTAGAACATCTTTTAGTTTGCGATGGAGATGAATTTAAACAGGATGTTCAACATATAGTAGATAAAGTTATTGAGCATCCTAGAGTGAAAGCATGCTACTTACCATACAATACCGGGAGTAACGGATTTTACGGTCATAGAATTATGGCGGCTTTTGGGCATTTAGTAAACCATGATTACATTTTTTTTCTTGATCAAGATAATTGGTATGACCCAGACCATGTAGAGAGTCTAGTTACGGAGTGTAAAAAATATAATTTTGAATGGGCGTACAGTTTGAGAAAGGTGTTTACTAAAGAAAAAGAATATGTATGTGATGATAACTGTGAATCATTAGGTAGATGGCCTATATGGCTCAGTACAGAAGAAAAGCCTGGGTATCTAATAGATTCTAGCTCTTATTGCTTTACCCGTCCATTTCTGACTATGGTTGGTCATCTCTGGCATTGGGGTTGGGGTGGTGACCGTCGTTTTTATTCTATAGTAAAAGAACAAATTCAACATAAAAACTATGGATGCTCTAACAAATATACATTAAACTATAGGCTTGGTGGTAACGAAGGTTCCGTTCAACAAGATTTTTTCCTACAGGGTAATGAAGTTATGAATAAAAAATATCAAGGAAATTTCCCCTGGAACCAACAAGTTAAATAGTATGCTCTTTTATACTCATGTTGTAGTGCGTGGTAACAATATACTTTTCCGGGGTATCAAGGATGGTAAGCGAATCAAACAAAAAATACCGTTTGAACCGGCTTTGTTTGTACGCACCGGTAAGCAAACTCCATATAAATCACTCTGGGGTGAAAATCTTGAAAAGATGAAATTCTTGTCTATCAGTGAGGCAAGAGATTTTATTAAAAAGTATCAAGATGTTAGCAACTTTCCAATCTACGGAAACTATAATTTTGTTTATCAGTTCATCAATAAAGTTTTTCCTGACACCATTGATTTTAATATCAAACATGTTAAGATTGTAACTATCGATATTGAAACTTCTACTGACTACGGGTTTCCCGATCCTCGCTCGGCTCAAGAACAAGTTCTTCTCATTACCGTACAAGACTTCCATACCAAGCAAATCACCACGTTCGGTACCTGTCCTTACCTACCCAAACAATCTCATGTTGAATATGTTCAGTGTATTGATGAGATGGATTTGTTGCGAAAGTTTATTAACCATCTTAAAGAGGACTACCCAGATGTTATTACCGGGTGGAACAGCCAGTTGTTTGACATTGCATATTTGTCGTCTAGAATCATTCGAGTATTAGGTAGTGAGGCTCTAGAGGAATGTTCACCCTGGGGTGTTATTCGTCAACATGAAGTACCATTTGCAAGAGGTAGAACACAATTAGCATATGAGTGGATTGGCATATCTATATTAGATTTTATGGATCTATATAGAAAATTTTCTTACAAGATGGTTGAAAACTATAAGTTAGATACTGTGGCGAAAGAGGAACTTAATGATGAAAAAGTAAAGCATCAATATACGTCATTTAAAGAGTTTTATACTAAAGACTGGGAATTATTTGTAGATTATAATATTCATGATGTAGTGCTGGTTGATCGTTTAGAAGATAAGCTGCGTATCATTAATCTAATAATGACTATGGCGTATGACGCCAAGTGTAACTACATCGATATCTTTTCGTCAGTACGTACCTGGGATTGTATCTTATACAGTTACCTTAATAAGAAAAATATTATTGTACATAATCCCCCTCATGTAGACCCTTTAAACGATCGTCAGATTATGGGTGCGTTTGTTAAAGAGCCTAAACCAGCCCAATATGAATGGGTAGTATCCTTTGATGCCACAAGCCTGTACCCTTCTATTATTATGACCTGGAATATGTCTCCGGAAACTCTTATTAATGGTCAAAAATATTTACCGGATGATGAAAAGAGCATCGTTAAATTAATTGAACGTGAATTTGATACTACCAAGTTACACGACGAAGATGTTACTATGACCGCCAACGGTCAGTGTTTTCGAAAAGATAGAAAAGGTATATTCCCAGAGTTAATTGAATATTATTTTGACGTTCGTCAACAGGCTAAAAAACAAATGCTATTGGCGCAAAGTAAATATGAAGAGACTAAAGACCCAGTACATTTAAATGAAATTGCCAGTTTAAACTCCAGGCAAATGTCTTCTAAAATTCTAATGAACTCACTTTACGGTGCAATGGGTAATGTTTATTTTAGATACTACGATATTAGAGTAGCTGAAGGTATCACGATGACCGGTCAGCTTATTATCAGAACAGTAGCCAAACGATTAACCGATTTTATCAATGAGGAATGTAACACCCATGGAGTCGACTATTCTTTTTATAGCGATACTGATTCCACCTATATTACTCTTGGTAGTTATGTTGCTAAAAATTTACGCGGACAATCTAAAACTGAAGTGGTGGAGGCATTGGATCGTTATTGTATGGGTAAGATTGAACCAACTATTAATGCTGCTTGTGAGCAGCTTAATGAGTATCTCAATACCTATCAGAAAAAGATTAAGTTCAAGCGCGAAATCATTGCCGACCGCGGTGTATGGATTGCTAAGAAGAGGTATGCTGTTAACGTGTATAACTCTGAAGGAGTTAGCTACGAAGAACCCAAGCTTAAAGTTTTGGGTATGGAAATCGTACGATCCTCAACCCCGGCACCGGTTAGAAAGGCACTTAAAGAAGCAGTAAGTATTGCTTTAAGAGAAGATGAAGATAGACTTAGGGATTATGTATCACAAACCGAAAAGAAATGGTCTATGTTAGAGCCAGAGGACATTGCCTTTCCTCGCGGTGTTAATGGGGTAAAGGAGTACAGTGACCCTAATTCTATCTTTCGGAAAGGCACACCAATACATGTACGTGGTGCACTTATCTATAACCATCTACTCGATGCTAAGGATTTAAATAAAAAATATCAAAAGATACAAGAAGGGGATAAGATAAAATTTATATACTTGAAGGAACCAAACCCGTTAGGTACTCATGTCATTACATTTTCCGGTCAACTACCCCCAGAGTTTAAACTTCGTGAGTATGTAGATTATGAAACTATGTTTGAGAAGTCATTTCTTGAACCTTTAACATCTCTGTTAGATTGTATAGGTTGGAAGGTAAAAGAGACGGCTACACTGGACGGTTTGTTTGGTTGATTATATAATGATTAGAAGGAGTGAATATGAACTTATTAGATAAAATAAAAAAGAATACCACGATCAAAGAAACAGATATATTATCTGAATCTAAACTCTTTAAGACTAAAGATATGATTCAGACTGCTGTACCTATGGTTAATGTAGCGTTATCTGGGCGTTTGGATGGGGGGCTCAGTCCCGGTTTAACTGTTTTTGCAGGTCCTTCTAAACATTTTAAGACCGCGTTTGCATTACTATTAGCTAAAAGCTATATGGAGAAGTACCATGATGCAGTCATCCTTTTTTACGATTCTGAGTTTGGTTCACCTCAGTCTTACTTTGATAGCTTTGGTATTGATACTGCTCGTGTTGTTCACACGCCAGTCACCGACATCGAACAACTTAAGCACGATGCTATGGCCCAGCTTAATAATATTGAGCGCGGCGATCGTGTCATCATTATTGTGGATAGCGTAGGTAATTTAGCTAGTAGAAAAGAAGTTGAAGATGCTATTGACGGTAAATCGGTAGCTGATATGTCTCGTGCCAAGCAACTCAAGTCTTTCTTTCGGATGGTTACTCCACATCTAACGCTTAAAAATTTACCGATGATCGTGGTTAATCATACCTACATGGAGATAGGTATGTTCCCGAAAGCTATTGTTTCAGGCGGTACCGGTGTCTACTATTCAGCCGATAATATTTACATTATTGGTCGTCAACAAGAAAAAGAAGGTACTGAGATTGTTGGATATAACTTTATTATTAATGTTGAGAAGTCTCGTTATGTGCGTGAAAAGTCTAAGATACCTGTCGAGGTAACTTATGAAGGTGGTATTAGTAAGTGGTCGGGGTTAATGGAGGTGGCATTAGAGGGGGGGTTTGTAGTTAAACCGTCTAATGGGTGGTATGCAAAAGCAGGTCAAGATCAAAAATTTAGATTAAAAGATACCTACAATAAAGACTTTTGGATGCCTATCTTATCTTCTAAAGAGTTTCATGATTACATTGAAAAAACCTATAAGATGTCTAGCGGATCATTAATGGCAGCAGATGATATAACCGATGAAGATTTAGAAGAGGAATATAATGCTACGTAATTCTTTATTTAAGCCATTCTTTGTTGGAGAACTAGATTGGGGGTTTGAGATTATCGACGGGCCCTTCAAAGAAGTTTGCATTCAAATTATGGATATAAAAATAGAAGAGAATGAGGCTGGAAATTGTCATTTAGATTATCATACAGTTAGATTACCTGAGCATTTAAAAGAAGAAGATTTAAAAACCCCGGAGTTTCAAGCTGTTATAGAATCTATTTTAAACGACATACTTAAAGAAGCTATCACAGAACATGAGAATAGAGACAGTCATTCTAAAAAACCTTCTGAATAATGAAGACTATATGCGTAAGGTCCTGCCGTTTGTCAAGGCAGAATACTTTTTAGAAGACAGCGAAAAAATTGTTTTTAATCAGATACATCAGTTTATATTAAAATATAATAAACCTCCTACCTTGGAGGCTCTTTCTATTGCTATAGAAAATACCTCTCTACAGGAAGGTATATTTCAAGAAGTAACCCAGCAACTTTTTCAATTAAAGTCATTTGAAGAATCTAATGAAGCTTGGCTTTTAGATGAGACAGAGCGTTTTTGTAAAGACAAGGCAGTTTATAATGCTATCTTGCGTTCCATTGGAGTCATGGAGGGTAGAGATAAGCAACTATCTAAGGATGGTATACCTTCTTTACTTCAAGAAGCGCTGGGGGTCTGCTTTGATAATTCAGTAGGACATGATTATTTTATTGACTCTGACTCGCGATATGACTTTTATCATCGTGTAGAATCTAGAACGCCGTTTGATCTTGACTTATTCAATAAGATTACTCAAGGTGGGCTACCTAATAAGACGTTGAATATTGCTTTAGCGGGAACCGGTGTCGGGAAATCATTGTTTATGTGTCATGTGGCTGCTGGTGCTATAGCACAAGGTAAAAACGTACTGTATATTACGTTAGAGATGGCCGAGGAACGAATTGCCGAACGTATTGATGCTAATTTATTGAATGTGGATATTGATCAGATAAAAGACTTACCTAAAAGTCTGTTTGACAGTAGAATTACTAAACTTAAAAAGAAAGCAACCGGTCAACTTATTATTAAAGAATATCCTACTGCGTCTGCACACGTTGGTCACTTTAAATCATTACTAAACGAACTACAACTTAAAAAATCTTTCAAGCCAGAAATAATATTTATCGATTACATAAATATTTGCTCGTCTTCTCGTTTTAAACCGGGTGGAAGTGTTAATTCTTATACATATGTTAAAGCCATAGCTGAAGAGTTGCGAGGTCTGGCTGTAGAATTTAACGTACCTATCGTATCAGCGACACAGACGACAAGATCAGGTTATTCGAACACAGATGTGGAGCTGACCGATACATCCGAATCTTTCGGGTTGCCGGCGACAGCAGACTTTATGTTTGCACTAATAAGTACAGAAGAGCTCGAACAGTTAAATCAGCTGATGGTTAAACAGCTTAAAAATCGTTACAGTGACCTGTCTTCTAACAAGCGGTTTATGATAGGTGTTGATCGAAAGAAAATGCGACTTTACGACTTAGAAGTCAGTGCACAAGCTAATATAGATGATTCCGGTCAGGAAGATTCACCCTCTTTATTTGACATGAGCCAGGTGTTCAAGCAAAAAGATTTTAGCGCTATCAAGGTTTAGAATGTACCTGGAGTCTAAAATTAACCAAATATTAGACTCTGTACGCTATGAATTGATCGGTGTATACACCTATAGTCATTTAATAAGAACACTGAACCGGGTGTTTAAGCCAGAACGGTTCAAGTTTAAAATTAAAAAACGACCGTACTTTAGTGAGCATGATCTTTCCGTGTCTGGGCTATATGATACGGAACAGGATTTAATGATTATTTACCTTTTAGTAAGTAAAGATTATAACCATTTTGAGATAACTAAAAAGTCATGGAAAAAAGTTAAGTTTGCAATCTCACAAACCTGTCAACACGAAGCTATACATCAACATCAATGGCAATTTAAAGATTATCAACCTGATAAAAAATTAAGAATACGATATAACTTTTATGATAAAAATTACAGAGAAAAAATTTACTTATCTGATCCTGATGAAATCGAAGCTTATGCTCACGACATTGCCATGGAAATAAAGTTTTTTTATCCGAAACGTAATTCTTTAGAAGTACTTAAACATGCCGGTCGCTTTAAAAAACTTTGGTCTTACCAATATTATCTGCATACATTTTATGATTGTAACTGGAATTTCATTCGTTCAAAACTTATTAAAAAAACATATAAATGGTTAGGAGCTTAAATGCCTCCTTGGATTAACATTACTGAGATCGTGTTATTACTTTTTACATGCTGGGCGTGCTACAACGCCGGTAAAGTAAAAGGCGTGCAGGAAATAGTTGAGTTACTGTTACAAAAGCGTATGATTACCATAGATGATTTACGTAAATTAGAAGACTAGTGGATTTGAACTTTAAATGTTATATAATGGATTATTAATAGGAGAAAGTGATGACGCAAGTTAGTTCTAAACCACGTATTAAGCAAGATACTTTAGGTAATGAAGGTCTTAAGTTTCTTTACGGTCAGTTTGAGGCTAAAGAAGTTACGCTACAAGATTTCCGTATCACTTGCTTACAACTTATTGAGCAGTCAACTGGTAAACGAACTACAAAAGATAAGTTTATACAATTAATTAATACAGCTAAGTCAAAACAAGACATGGTGGTAAAAGTAAATAATTACATGTTAGCAGGGCAAGGTTTGGGAGTATAGTATGATTGTGGCCGCTGGTATATCTAAGTTTAAAGGTAAAGTTAAGGTACGTTTGTGCTCCGATCGTGTCTTGCGAATCAAGAATCTTCAGAAACAAGGTGATATCGATATCAACATTATCGATTTACCAAAACCTATGACTAAAGAGCAGGCGTGCGACTATCTTTGCTCTTTAGATATGTTTAAACCTTACGTATCAGATATTCAAGAAGTTTTAGGTAGGAAACACTGGCCTTCTAAGCAAAATGCTTATATAATTAAACCTGTTGTAGATGATTCTGATCTTGAGCTACAAGCTATTAAAGAACTAGCTGAGGCTTAAGATTGTTCAAGCAGAAAGACCGCCGTCTGCTTATTATTTTTTTGGCGGGGACTTTATCATGAGGAAACTTATGTCAATTCAAACTAGTGTTCTAAAAACCCTGAAATCAGGCCGTCAATTCACTGCCGGGCAACTGGCTGGTCTGTTCAAGACCACAGAAGGTACTATTTCAGCTCGAATTTCCGAGCTACGCTCCCAAGGCCATGCTATCTATAGCAACACTGCCAAGAACGGTAAGACTGCTTATCGTTTGGGTACACCTTCCCGACGTATGGTTGCGGTTGCTTTTGCAGCGCAAGGCAGTTCTGTATTTAACTAAAATTAGTTAAACTATTCCAACCCCGGCTCGTCCGGGGTTTTTTATTGTGATAAATATAGTAAAAGGAAAAATTTATGAACGTGGAAAAACTAAATTTAGATTTTATTAGACGAGCAGAAATAGTTACTTCCTTTAATCTTACCTCATCTGATTTTACTACCTTAGATTATAAGAAAGAAATACAGTACTTGTTTAATAAACATTTTTTTCCTAAATTTGATATTAACAAAACAGTAAACGGTGTAAATAAAGATAAATTAAACCGGTTAATTTTAGAGTTAAAAAGTATTAGCCCGGTTATGTTCGCTAAATTACATAGTTATAATCTAAAAGGCATAGGCCCGGGTGAAGCTACTTTATTTTTTTTAATTAACAATGCCCAGCTTGGTGGTGGTACTAGCGCAGGGGTTGACCTTATGGTAGGAGGTCAAGGGTATGAAATGAAAGCGGTCAAAGTATCTAATGACAATATGGCTAGTGATTTTAAGTTAGGTGGTACCGTTCCTCTTTCCGATATTATAATGGATTTAGTTATGTTATCCACCAAGTATAAGTTTGGTGGGTCAAAAACGGAAATATCGGGTAGTATAGTTAATAATATGAGAGTGAAAGCAGCAGCGGAATTTAACGTCATTGAATCTAATTATGCAGATATTGCCTACAACAGCTACTTCAAAGGCCATAAAATTATTTTTGTTAATAATAGCTCGGGGCCTAAATTGGGGTTAATAGAGTCCATTAAACAAGTAGAAAAAAAAGATATTATGATTGAAAGACTTACTAGCGGTACGGTTAAACCTAAGGTAAAATTGTAATGCTTAAATTATCTGGTTTTCTGTTGGAGTCGGAAGAAAAACTTAAACATCTAGAGCACGCCGAGGATCATGTTATCAACGATGGTTTCGAGGGTTTTGCGCATGCCTTCCATAATCTGGAAGATGTTAAAGACCAGCTTCAGGGTAAGAAAAACAAAACTAAAATTACTACTAAATACGATGGAAGCCCTAGTGTTGTCTTTGGCCATAATCCCGATAATGGTCAGTTTTTTGTTGCATCTAAGTCTGCGTTTAATAAAGACCCTAAATTAAATTATACGTTCGAAGACATAGAACAAAACCATGGTCATTCTGCAGGTTTGGTTGAAAAGTTAAAATCAGCGCTGGAACATTTACCTAAAGTTACACCTCCTTCAGGTGTTTATCAGGGTGATTTAATGCATTCTGGTGGTGTTAAAAGTGAGGATAATCCTCACGGTGACGTCATGGAGGATAGGGGTAAGTACCATTTTAAATCTAATACCATTACTTACTCCACACCTAAAGGTTCAGCAGAAGGTAAAAAGATAGCTAATTCTAAATTAGGAATTGCAGTACATACTGCTTATACAGGTAATAAATTTAAAAACCTAAAAGCAGAAGTAGGAGCCGATCTATCTCACTTCAAAGAGCATCCTGACGTTCACCTTATAGATACTACAGATGATATTAAGCATGCTAAGTTAACTACTAATCAAGCCCATACCTATCAACATCATCTTAATCAAGCTGTAGAAGAATATAAGCAGTTTGATAAAAAACATTACAACGTCTTAGAAGGTCACCAACAACATCTCAAGACTTATATTAATAAAACCGTTAGAGAAAATACTAAACCTTCTGTGGAAGGATACCGGGAACATCTTAAAAACCACCACCTTAAACAGATTGCAGGAGTAAAGACTGCTGCAGCAGTGGAGCGTAAGACTAATATTATGGACGAATCACTTAAACATGTAGATAAACATCAAGAAAAATTTCAATCTATATTAAATATGCATCATCATTTACAGGCTGCTAAAAATCAGCTCGTCCATGCTCTTTCAGCTAAACCTAAGTTCGAACATACAATCAATGGTCAAAAAGTTAAACCTGAAGGTTTTGTCATAGTACGAGATGGTAGACCAACCAAATTAGTAGATCGTGCAGAATTTAGTCGTGCTAATTTTTTAGCTAGACCTAGATAATTTCTCAACCGGCCACACATGAATTTTATAGTGAAGGCAACTGAAAATCCATGAAAAGTATTAAAGAAAAGCAGCTTTTGGTAAAATGGGCTAAATCTTTAAATGAACAGGTCGATGCTCTCATATTAAAAGAAGTAGAAGAGTACGAGCGACTTCAAAAAGAGGTAGCAGAATCTTTAAAGCAAAAACCTTTTATTGAAACCATACCGGTTAAAACCGAAGAGGTAGTTATAAAAGAAGAAAAACTAGAAGAAATAAAAGAAGAAGTTATAAAAAAGACCGATCTGATAACAAAAACAGTTGAACAAATAACGAAAGATTCAATTAGAGAAGAATCTTTTCAGCAGCCAGATCCAACAATGGTTGGATCAGATATTAACGATATAAGAAAAAAGATTAAGTTCTTAGAACAATGGATAGCCAAAGTTTCGATGGCAGGTCCAGGTGGTGGTGCTGGAGATGTAATAAACTTAGACTTTCCAGTAAAATTAATTACAAACAACTATACTATTACAAGAAAAGATTATTATGTTGGAGTGAACGCAGTATCTGCTGTCACTATCACTCTCCCAGATTCAATTGCCTTTCCTGGTAGAAAAATAATTATAAAAGATGAATCTGGAAACTGTGCGTTAAACCCTATCACTGTGCTTGGTAATGTGGACAATGACCCGGGCGGTTTTATTTTACAAAACAATAACGGCGGAATACAAATGATATACAGAGAAGGTTGG